GCGCAGCGTGAAGGGGTGATCTGATGGAGATCGGAACGCTGAATCAGCGCATCGCCTTTCTGGAACACAGCACGAAGGTGGACGGCATCGGCAACCACAAAGCCCGGTGGGAGGAAGCCTTCTCCTGCTGGGCTGCCGTGTCCGTAAAGACATCAACGGAAACAACCGAGGCGGGCGTGACGCAGGAAGTCGTATCGCTGGAATTCACTGTCCGGCAGACACCTGATACCAAGCGCATCAATACCACGACGCACAAGCTGCGCTTCCGTGGTCTGGTTTATGACATAAACGGTGTACTGCCGAATTATAAATCACTCGACTATATGAAGATCACGGCGGGTACACGAAAGGCTGGTGAGCAGGATGACTTCGATTGACGATATGGCGGCGGAGATCATGCGCGGTCTGACGGAATATGCAGACCTTGCGGATACTGCCATGAAAGCCGCTGTGAAAAAGACAGCAACCTCCGTCAAGAAGGAAATCTCCACCAATGCTCCGAAGCGCAGCGGCAAGTACCGTAAGAGCTGGGCGACGAAGAAAACGCGGGAGAACAGCCATACGCTTGAAATGACAGTTCACTCGAAAGACCGCTACCAGCTTGCGCACCTGCTTGAAAAAGGTCATGCAAAGCGGAACGGCGGACGTGTATCCGGCAAGCCGCATATCGCGCCTGCGGAAGCACACGGTGAGGAAATGCTCACGCAGCTAATCGAGGAGGTGCTGTCATGACCTATGAAGAAATCAATGAAATGATGCAGGAGATCGGGCTGCCGTTCGCCTATCATCATTTTGCCGAGGGCGAGTCTCCGAAACCGCCCTTCGTCATTTTTCTCTCACCCGGCGAGGAAACATTCGGTGCGGATAATCTGATGTATCACAGCTTCAAGCAGCTTGATGTGGAGCTGTATACGGATGAAAAGTCGCCCGATACGGAAATCCGAGTGGAAGAAGTGCTGACGCAGCACAATATCTATTACACGAAAACTGAAAGCTGGATCGAGAGCGAGAAGCTCTACGAGGTGCTTTACGAAATGGAGGTATAACAATGGCACTGCAGAAAAACAAGGTGAAGTTCGGTCTGAATAAGGTGCATTGGGCGAAGATCACAGCATGGAGCGATGACGGCGTTCCGACATTCGCAACGCCTGTGCGCCTGCCCGGTGCGGTTTCCCTGAGCATTGACGCAAACGGCGAAAACGAGAACTTCTACGCTGACAACAGCGTGTATTATGTCATCAACAACAACGCAGGCTACGACGGTGATCTGGAGGTCGCACTCATCACAACCGACTTTGCAACGGCGATTCTCGGTGAGCAGCTTGATGCAAAGGGTGTTTTGGTGGAGCGCAACGATGCCGAAACATCGCAGTTCGCACTCATGTTCGAGTTTGACGGAGATAAGAACCACATCCGTCATGTGCTGTACTGCTGCTCTGCGTCCCGTCCTGCGACTGAGGGTGAGACTACCGAGGAGAGCAAGTCCGTCAAGACGGAAAAGCTCTCCCTCAAGGCATCGGCGCTGCCGAACGGTCTGGTGAAGTCCAAGACCTGCGAAAGCACAGACCAGACCACCTACGACAACTGGTACAATTCTGTGTATATGCCGACTGCTGCAACCAACAACAGCACCGGCACTCGTTCCACATCGACCAAGTCCGGTAGCGCGACTGAGTAAGGAGGTACAGCATGGCTATTAAAAAGACGATCACCGTTGACGGTATCGAGGTTCCGTTCAAGGCGAGTGCTGCTGTGCCTCGCCTTTACCGCATCAAGTTCCGCAGGGATATTTACAAGGACTTCGCCGCCCTTCAGACTTCCGTGCAGGAGGGCGACGAGGAAGGTTCTACCCTTGACATCGAGAGCCTTGAGGTGTTCGAGAATATCGCATACATCATGGCGAAACACGCTGATCCGGAGAACGTCCCTGACAATCCCGATGAATGGCTCGAAGCGTTCAATACCTTCTCCATTTACGAGGTGCTGCCGCAGCTCATTGAACTGTGGGGACTCAACGTGGAGACACAGGCGGAATCTAAAAAAAACATCGAAAAACTGACCGCCCGATGACAACGCCCCTCTTCCTTCTCCGATGTGTGCAGATCGGGCTGTCCCTCTCGGAGCTTGATCTGCTCACGATCGGAGTCGTGAATGATATGTTCACCGAAAAGGAAAATGACGAATATGACGGCTGGCATGAGGTCGCTGGACAGGCAGACTTTGATGCGTTCTGATTGACTTTTTCTTCCTGTTGTGCTATAATTGTCCTATATTAAAGCTGTTTTCTCTGCTTAGGGGGTAATTATGGATAAAAATGAAGTCAATCGAATCCTTCATCAAATACGAAACAAATGCCTATATGCAAATGGCGGCAGTTGTGAATTGGAATATAAAACTATTCGGTGGCGTGAATTATATAGATCAAAAAAAGCTTTTTTAAGTATCGTTGGGAATTGACCGCTTCCTGTTCAAACTATGATAAAGAACAGATGCAAGAATGTGAATTAACACTTAAAAGGCTTCCAAAAGGTTTGACATTTGCCAAAAACACTGTATTAGATAATGATGAATTGCAATCTATTGAACCACACAAAGAATATATGTCCGCCAGTAAATGGTATAAGACAATATATACAATAAAAGTATCTGAGGCATATAGCCAGAATATTCTAAATTCTTTAGGTAGAAGTAGAGCATTTATTGAGCAAGCTATTCCTTCTGATGTTGAAGCAAAAATATATGACTTTAAAAGAAAAGTTTTATCTCTATATCCAAACCTTGTTAAAGATATGTATGCAGCTTTTGAAATCGGAAATTATTGCGTATGTCGATCCGGTATTGGAGTTTATGAGGGCGATGGTTGCATAAATGTAAAAGTCCATTTCTCTGATTACAAGCTAAAGCCTCTTTCAGAAGAATATCAGTGCTTGGGATTAGCACTTGCAATTGCAGAGCAAGGAAGCAGGTATTTAACAGCAACGGAATTGTTCCGTATAAACAATGCTTCATTTGGTGCTTTTATTTATAAAATAGATACGGCACCTAAAGATATAAACGATGGACTAAATGAATGGTAATGTCTGAAATTACTCATTAAGCACTTGCTGAAAAGCAGGTGCTTTTTTCATGCCCTCACGGAGGAGGTGAAACCGCATGGCAAACAGAATCAAGGGTATTACCGTTGAGATCGGCGGCGATACGATCAAGCTGATCGGAGGTCGCTGGACAGGCGGACTTTGAAGCGTTCTGATTGACTTTTTCTTCCTTCTGTGCTATAATTACTTCAAAAGGGGTGATTTTTATGTGGATTGCTATTCTTGTAATTATTGGCATACCCGTAGTGTGTATAATAGGATATGGGTTAATTGATTCTGCAATGATAGATGCTAACAAGAGAGATAGAGAACGCAGGTGGGAACAAGAACGAATCCAAGCTGAAAGAGAGGTTGCACGATTCCATCAGGAACAGCTTGATAAAATTCAATCACTGGTTCCCAAATACCGTTCTTCTCCTCTCACTTCATTATTAACCTCTGAAATAGAAAAAATAAGAAACGGACAAAATATTCATCGGATAAACTATGATTCTATTCGTGATCAATTAGTAATCGATGGTGGTTCGCAGTCTAATATGTATATCGGAGATTTAGTCACATTAGGCAGATCCTCGACATTCAGTTCTTTAGGATACAAACTTCCATTGGAAGAACGTGGATTTCATGTGGTTGCTCTTTTAACTGCGATTGCTCAAAAAACAATGGGTAATGATTATGAGATGATAACACATTGTGATTCCGATAATGGAGTGATAGACAGCGGATGCGTTCTTAGTAAAACACTAAGGCAAGACAAGGATTTAAAATCACCGGTATAACATACAGTTTAATAATTTAGCACTTGCTACGGCAGGTGCTTTTTTCATGCCCTCACGGAGGAGGTGAAACCGCATGGCAAACAGAATCAAGGGCATCACCGTTGAGATCGGCGGCGATACGACCAAGCTGTCGAAGGCTCTGGAGGGTGTCAACAAAAACATCAAGAACACGCAGACGCAGCTCAAGGATGTACAGAAGCTGCTGAAACTCGATCCGACCAATACGGAACTGCTCTCGCAGAAACACAAGCTCCTCGCCGATGCGGTGAAGGCTACCAAAGAAAAGCTGGAAACCCTGAAAACGGCGGCAGAGCAAGCGAATCAGGCACTTGCCAACGGCGACATCTCGCAGGAGCAGTATGACGCCCTGCAGCGTGAGATCATCGAAACGGAACAGGAACTGCAGAACCTCCAGCGTGAGGCGGAGGCTTCCAGTACGGCGCTTGCCAAGCTCGGTCAGGCGGGAGAAATGCTTGAAAAAGCCGGTGACAAGATCGCCGATGTCGGAACGACACTGACCACTCATGTGACAGTTCCCGTCATGGCTGCCGGAACTGCCGCTGTCAAGACCGCAGCAGACTTCGACTCCGCCATGAGCAAGGTCGCTGCTGTATCCGGTGCGACTGGTGATGAACTGGACGCACTGCGTGACAAAGCCCGTGAAATGGGCGCAAAGACCAAGTTCTCCGCTTCCGAGGCTGCCGATGCCATGAACTACATGGCGATGGCGGGCTGGAAGACCGGCGATATGCTGGACGGCATCGAGGGCATCATGAACCTCGCAGCAGCTTCCGGTGAGGACTTGGCGACAACTTCGGATATTGTAACTGACGCTCTGACCGCTTTCGGCTTATCTGCTGCCGACAGCGGTCATTTTGCTGATGTACTGGCGGCGGCATCGTCCAATGCGAACACGAACGTCAGCATGATGGGTGAAACCTTCAAATACTGTGCGCCTGTTGCCGGTTCACTGGGATTCTCTTGTGAGGATACAGCACAGGCAATCGGACTGATGGCGAACAGCGGTATCAAGGGTTCGCAGTCCGGTACTGCACTTCGTTCAATCATGACCGCCCTTGCAGGTGACGTCAAGTTCTGCGGTGATGCCTTCGGTGAAATGAAGATCGCCACCACCAATCAGGACGGCTCGATGCGTGAGCTGAACGACATCCTTGCAGACTGCCGTGTCGCTTTTGCACAAATGTCGGAATCGGAACAGGCATCGGCGGCGCAGGCACTGGTCGGCAAGAACGCCATGTCCGGCTTCCTTGCACTGATGAATGCTGCGCCTGCGGATATTCAGAAGCTGGAAGGTTCGATCAGCACTTGTTCCGATGAAATCGACGGCTACAACGGCGTTACCGCAAAGATGGCTGCCGTCATGCAGGATAACCTCGGCGGTCAGCTCACCATTTTGAAATCCCAGCTTCAGGAGCTTGCCATTTCCTTCGGTGAAATCCTGATGCCTGCAATCAGGTCTATTGTTACCCGTATTCAGGGGCTTATTGATAAATTAAATGCGCTGTCGCCTGCGACAAAGGAAACCATTGTCAAGGTTGCACTTGTAGCGGCAGCACTCGGACCTCTCTTTGTGGTGGTCGGCAAAACCATGGTCGGCGTCGGTAAGCTTATGCAGCTTGTAGCAAACCTGCCTACGATCATTGCAAGCGCAAAGGCGGCGTTCACTTCCTTCGGTGCTGCCATCGGCGGTATCAGTGCGCCCGTGGTCGCTGTCATTGCAGTTGTTGCTGCACTGGTGGCGGCTTTTGTGCATCTCTGGCGCACGAATGAGGACTTCCGAAACAAGATCACGGCGATCTGGGAGCAGATCAAGAGTATCTTTTCAGGCTTCTGTCAGGGCATTGTTGACCGCATCAACGCGCTGGGCTTCGACTTCAAAAATATCACCGAGGTCATCAAGGCTGTATGGGACGGACTCTGCAAGTTCCTGAAACCGATCTTTGAGGGGCAGTTCCAGCAGATTGCAAATATCTTCAAAGCCGTGACAGACATCATCCTGAGTGTTCTGGATATTTTCGTCGGCATCTTCACTGGTGACTGGAGCCGAGTGTGGGACGGCATCAAGGGTATCTTTTCTGCTGTATGGAATTTCATCAAAGATACGCTGAAAAATGCGCTGAATATGATCTGCGGTATTTTCGGCACCGATCTTGGTGAAGTAAAGGAATTCTGGGTAGGCGTCTGGACGAGCATCAAGAATTTCTTTGTAAACATCTGGAACGGTATAAAGAACTTCGTAAGCACCGTCCTCAACGCGATCAAGATTTTTTTCACAACTATCTGGACGGGTATCAAGAACTTTTTTGTCGGTATCTGGACAGCGATTTACAACAGCGTCGCAGAGAAAATCAACCTCATCAAAACTGTTATCACGGTCGTATGGAATGCGATTCATACAGCAATCACCACTGTTCTGAATGCAATCTGGTCTGTTATCACAACTGTATGGCAGACCATTTACGACTTTATCTCTCCGCTGCTGGAGGCATTCAGGTATCTGTTTGAGACGATTTTTGAGGCAATCCATGTAATTATCAGCCGCGTGATGGACTGGATTCACGATAAGATCGTGGAGCGCTGGGAAACCATCAAGGCGGTTGTGACGGTCGTTCTGGGGGCAATCAAGAGCGTCATTGAAACTGTATGGAACGCTATTCATACAGCGATCACAACGGTGATGGACGCGATCAGCAATGTCATTTCTACAGTCTGGAACGCGATCTCTGGGTTCATTTCCGGCGTGGTCAATGCGATCTGGTCAGTGATTTCAAGCATCTGGAACAGCATCAAGGATCATATCACAAATACACTGAACGCAATTCATGCGGTTGTTTCTGCTGTGTGGAATGCGATCAGCGGTTTTATTTCCGGTGTGCTGAATACCATTTCTTCCGTCGTTTCTTCTATCTGGAACGGTATCAAAAATACTGTCACAAATATCCTGAATACCATTAAAACAACGGTTTCGAATATCTGGGACAGCGTGAAAAATGCCGTGACGCAGAAGATCACGGCAATCAAGGACACCATCGTCAACGGCTTCAATGCTGCCGTGAACTTCATCAAGAACCTTGCATCGCAGGCGTTCCAGTGGGGCGCTGACATCATCGACGGTATTGTCAACGGCATCAAGAACTGTATCGGCAAGGTTGCGGACGCAGTCAAGGGCGTGGCAAACAAGATCAAGTCCTTCCTGCACTTCTCTGTACCTGATGAGGGACCTCTTGCGGATTTTGAAAGCTGGATGCCGGACTTCATGCAGGGACTTGCCGACGGTATCAACGCAAATACCAGCGTGGT